TTCTATTGATCCAGTGGAAGAACATCGAGAAGCACTGCGCCGACTGGATTACCTGCTAAAGAAACACTTGATTACCTGGGATGAATGGCAAGAGGCAACATTGAATGTCCACGAAGCCATAGATTCCCTTGCACCCGTGGCGGAGTCCGCCATAAACGAAATAAATGAATTCGGTATCCAGGCTGCACGCAACATGCAGGATGCGTTCGCGGACTTTCTGTTCGACCCATTCTCGGAAGGGCTGGATGGAATGCTCAAAAATTTCGGTGATGTGCTGAAACGAATGCTTGCCGAGATCCTAGCGCAGAAACTACTAATGGCTTTTTTCTCAGGGCTGTCCGGGTCCGGCAATTCGTTTCTGTCAGGCATTGGCGACTTTTTCGGCGGCGGGAGGGCGATGGGCGGTATGGTCAATCCGGGAAAGTTCTATGTGGTTGGCGAGAATGGACCGGAATTGCTGGTGCCAGGATCTAGCGGGTATATACAGCCAAATGGCGGGAGTGTCCCTGTTGCTGTCAATCTTGTGAATGAAGGAACGCCACAGGAAGTGTCGCGCACGGGTGCAACGGTAACGGCTGATGGTGTCGTGGTGGATGTGTTCTTGAAGGACTTACAAAGTGGTGGGCCAATGGCGTCCGGCTTGCAGAATGCCTTTGGACTGAGGCGCGGCGGATGACTACCGCAGCAACCTGGCCGAGCTATGCCAAAGTGTTGGCGGACGGCTATACCGAGGAACCGGCGGCTGGTGTAATCCGAACGCCGATGGAAAGCGGGCCACCAAAACAGGCGCGCGTGCTGAGTAAGGCGCCACTAATTCGCAATGTTCGTATTCTATTGACGACAGCCGAATATGCTCAATGGAAAATATGGTTCATCCGAATTATTGAGCGGACGGGCTGGTTTTCCTGGACGGATCCAGTAGATAACAAAGTTAAAACGGCCCGAATTTATGGCGGGCAGTACAAGATGGATGCGCGGGTTATTCAGGGCGAGATATCGCAGACTATTTTAACAGTACAACTTGAAACGCTTGAATAATGGCGCGTAATATTTCGACTACCGCGGCGAAGGCTGTCAATTCGACCGCAGCGGCAGCGCTTCCGATATACCTGCTGGAAATTACGCATCCGGATCTCGCCACGCCTATTCGTATTGTGCAGGATACTAAAGATGTCGTCTATGCCGGAGATACCTATATCGCGATGGGATTCACGATCATCCCACCGGATGACATGTCGAGCGGGCTGCCAAAGGCGCGGCTCGCTGTCGATAACGTCACGCGTGATCTGATGCAATGGGTCGAAACATCCAATGGGGCGCAGGGTGCAAGTGCTACCATTCGCGCCGGGATGCGCAATGCTCAAAATGTTGTGACAGTGATCGAGTGGTCACAAACGCTAGACCTGGCGGATATTACGGCGACGTTTCAAACCGTTTCAGCGAGTTTGGGCTACGAGGATATTTTGAACCTGCCAGGCGTGCCATACACCTACACGCCTGATACCGCGCAGGGCATTTTTTGAAACACTGGTCAGATTCCTATATTGGTCTCACGTATTCGGATTTTAACTGCGCCGAGCTGGCTAGAGAAATCCAGGCGACGGAATTTGACCGCTGGCTAACCATGCCGGTTGATACATGCCAAAGAAACCATGCGGGTGATCTGCTGGGTGATTATGGCATCCGCATAGATAAGCCGGTGGATGGTGGCGCCTGTGTGATGACGCACGCTGAAGGATCGAAATGGCATCTCGGCATTGTATGCCTGATTGCTGGACAGACATGGATTTTGCACTCGCTAGCGCGGGTTGGATCGGTGCGTAGCCGACCGCGCGACCTTAAACGACTCGGACTGGAAATAGAAGGGTATTATCAGTGGAAGACCTGACGGCGCAGATCACGCACTGCCCGCACCCGGTGCTTGCCGCTGCGGAAAGAACCATTCGCCGGCAGATCGTTTTACCTGGCGAGACGCTTGTCCGATTTCTTGGCCGTTGCGGCATCAACACTGATTCTGTGCCGAGCATTGTGGCGGTCAACGGCGTTACAGTATCGGACCTGACTAGGCTAGTCCGTCCTGATGATCTGATAACCGTCCGCACTATCATGCAGGGTGGCGGGGATTCCGATCCGCTTCAGATAGTATTATCCCTTGCAGTGCTGGCAGTAGCCGCGTGGATCGCTGGACCGGCGGGCGTGGCTATATTAGGTGAAGGTTTGGCGGCTGTCGCCGGCGGTGTCGTGGCTGTCGGTGGCACGATGTTGGTTAGCGCCCTGGTTCCTAATCGCCGTCCTGATATCACTGCTCAACAGGACAGCACGTCGCCGACCTATAACCTCAGTGGCGCGCGTAACCGGATGCGGCCATATCAGCCAATGCCACTGGCGTATGGTACACATAAATTTGTACCTGATCTCGGGATACAACCCTATACCGAATTCAGTGCCGAAGATCAGTACCTTCACATGGTCTTCAATTTCGGGTTATCGAACCTTATTGTATCAAGCCTAAAGATTGGTGAGACACCGATCGGGAATTATCGCGATGTCGAGCTGGAATGGTCAGACAGTGCCGGGAAACTGAAACGGTTCCCTGGGAACGTCGATACCCTGGCGATCAATGCCGTACTCGATAATGCTACGGGATACATTACTCGCACTGGCAGTGAGAACACGACGCGCATTGCCGTGGATATCGTCGGTAGTTTGTACCACATTGGAGATTCAGCCAGCGAACTCCACACGGTACGGTTTGGCGGGCAATATCGAGAAGTCGGCACCACACCATGGTTGCCGTTGTTTTATGGATCAGAAGTGGTGCGATATACGCATTACTGGTCTGCTGGGTATCAAAATTATGTGGATGACCCATTTGGTGGCGCCGGTGGATACGAATTTATCCAAGTGGATTATGGGAGCACTACATACGCAGACCACACCGAAAATGAAGTGCATTCGATTCTTACTCTCCCAGATTATGAGGGAATGCCTGAGTACATATATGCGAGATGGAAGTGGCGCGCATTCGCAGACCAGGGTGATGATCCGGGGCCATTCCCGGCGACCACGGTGCCGACAACTTATTTGACCTTTACGAATGACAACACCAAACCTGTCAGGCGGAGCTATGCTCGATACGTTTCAAAAGGACAGTATGAGGTACGGCTCTGGCGGTATTCTCAGGCTGAAATAGATGACCGATACATTTCGGATTTCACTTGGACCGTCCTGAAATCCTACCAGCCGGACACGACTGACTATACTGGGCAAACCCGTCTCGGTATGCGAATTCGGGCCAGCGATCAGATCAGCGGAGTAGTGGATACCCTGTCGGGAATTATAGAGTCGCGTGTGCCCGCGCGGAATTCAGATGGTACATGGGGATTGACTCGCACAAGGAATCCAGCATGGCAGTACGTGGCGCACGCTATCGGAAAGAAAGACGCGAATGGTCGGCGTATGTTTGGTGCCTGTCTGCCAAGGGCTCGAATGGACTGGGAATCGATCCACGACTGGGCGGGCTATTGTACTGCCAACTCACTGACATGTGACATTGTTTTCGACCGGCAGCAACCGATCGCTGAACAATTACAAATTATCGCGCAGTGTGGTCGAGCAGCACCAACATGGGCAACCGGCAAGCTCGGTGTGATTTGGGATGCGGCGTATCAGCCCAGCACAGCTATGTACGGCATGTCGAATATTATCGCCGGTACGTTTTCGGTTCGATACATATCGGAGGCGCTAGCTGATGAGATCGAGGTGTCGTATCTGGACCGGGATAACAATTATAAGCCGACCACGTTACGGGCAACGGTGCCGGAAGTCACGCAGCAGGGCAACGTCGCCAAGATCGAAATGATCGGCGTAACAGATTCGGCGCTAGTGGCAAAAAATGCCAACCTCCTCGCGGCAGATCAGTATTACCGCAGGCGCCGGGTTACGTGGGAGACGGACATGGAGGGAATTGTTTCTGTCCGTGGCGATGTCGTTACCCTATCACACGATCTCACGTCCTGGGGCTATTCTGGCCGACTGATCGCCGGGGCAACGATCAATGGCGTCTCCACGGTAACGCTGGATCGTGCAGTGCCATTAACATCCGGAACCGAGCATTGGTTGATGTTGCGCACGCCTGCCGGGACGATGGCACATTACAGCGCGGGCACACCGGCGGCTAGTGGAGAAACCAGCACGCTACGCCTACTCACTAATCCGCCGCTGCTGCCAGGGCAGGATGGGCAACATACAGCCTATGATTACGTGTGGTTTTTCGAGCCGTCCACGACACCGGGAAAGAAAGTTAAAATCCTGGATGTTCGGCCAATAAATGAGCACAGGATCCAGTTCACTGCGACTGATGAGGTGGACGAATACTATGAATCCGAAACCAATCCTACTTGGACG